CCATGGAAGTGGCAAACAAAAAAAGATTTGAAGCATCTCAAACTGAGGATAAATCTTTTAGTGGTAATTTAACAAAAGCAATTAATGATGGTGCAATTGATTCACTAAAAAATGGATCATCAAGATCAGCCGCATTTGAAATAAAAGCGGATATGACTATTGGAGCTGATTTTAGTGGTGATGTAATACCACCACAAAGGATTCCTGGATACAAATTTGATCCGACAACACCACAAAACATTAGATCATTAATTCCAGTTGGAACAACAAACAGCGATGTTGTTAGATATGTTGTTGAAAGTGGATATTCAAATGGTGCGGCGGCTGCGGCTGAGGGTTCAACACTTGGACAAACTGATTTTACAATGACAGCAACTGATGCTAATGTTAGAAAAATTGGAACGTATCTTAGGATTTCAGAGGAAATGTTAGCGGATACACCTCAAATTTCAAGTTATTTATCAGCGAGAGTACCAGCTAAATTAATGGAAGTTGAGGATGATCAGATCTTGGGTGGTAATGGAGTTGCTCCAAACCTTAATGGTTTATACAATTCAGGAACTAATTTTGACACATCAGCAAATGGTAAATTTTACCAAGCAGTTAACAACGCAAATGAATTTGACGTACTTGTTGCGGCAATGAATCAATTGCAACTTAACAACTATAAAGCTGATTCTATTTTATTAAATCCAACAGATTTTCATAAAATACTATTGTTAAAAGATTCAAACAATGCATATATCAAAGACCAAGTTTATCAAGGTTTGCAGCCATCATTTATGGGTGTGCCTGTTTCAATAAACAATGAGGTCAATCCAGATAGTTTCATTGTGGCTAACTTTAGCCAAGCGTGTCAGCTATGGGTAAGAGACAATGTAAGTGTTGAATTTTTCCAAGAGGATGGAACAAACGTCAGAGATGGATTTGTGACTGTCAGAGTAATGGAGAGAATGGCATTAGCTACTTATTTGCCTAAGGGTATAATAGATGGCTTGTTTAGTACCGCAAAAGCGGCACTAGAAACACCATAATAGTTTCATTTTAATTAATTAAAGGGGTATTTATTACCCCTTTTTTTATGGGGTAAACTTAAATAAATTTAAAATAAATTAAAAAAAATTTTTGTATTTAAAAAAATTGTTTTATTTTTGGTGTATAGTTAAAAACAAAACAATGACAGAAATTAAATTTACATTAGAACAATTAAAAATCATTGATGAAGCAATGGAAATGATAGAATATAGTGGAATCAAATCAAGTTCAGATAAATATAGGAGAGCTTTACAAATAAAAAACAAAATAAGAAAACAATATCATAAACAAAACAATTAAAAAACAAAACAAAATGATGTACGACATACACACAAAAGCAAATTATAAAATAATTAAGTTAACAAATAAACTTAAAAATTTAGGTTGGTCTTATCAAGAACTAGAAGATCTTATGAATTTACCAAAGGATCCATCTCAAATTGAAATTAGACAATTTAGGAACGCTATAAATGATTTAGAGTGTCTATATATTTTAAGTATAAACCAATTAAATAAATCATGAAAATAGAAATTACAAAAGACAAAAATAAAAAAACAATAGGTTATAAATTAATTCCTGAAACTACACATGAGAAATATCAAATTAATGAACTTAGAAACTGGTATTTTTTTCAGAAAGTAGAATATGACGGAAGAGAAAAAGGTTGTTCGAAGTTTGCTGGTAATTTAAAATTTAAATTTGTTGAGGTATTATAATCAAACAATTATAACTTTAAACAAAAATAATGATAATAAAAAAAGTAAATCAAATATTAAAAGCTATAGAACTTTTAAGAAATCATGGCTTTAGTATTATTGATTTAGAGGGTAATTTAATAACAAAATTTCAAGACAACGAAAAACAAAACAATGATACGAAAGAAGATTTAAGTATTGATTTTTATGATCTTACAAAAAAGCTCCATTATATGCAAAGAGATAATGAAGCAATATTATTTTTCGATAATATAGTTAAAGATGGTAGAGCTAAAGATGTTTTATGTTTATTTGAAAACAAACCTACTAATCAAAAAGAAAACAATGATTGATATTTATAAAAAATTTTTAAAACAAGATCCAAATAATTGGAAATGGTTAGTTTCTTTTTATGTTGTTGGGTTTCTATTAACTTTATTTTTAACAATAAAAATTTAATTATGGCAAACAGGGAAAAATTTTTGCACAATCACAAAAAAGCAAAGAGACAAAGAAAAATGGAAAAACATGCATTGAATAATATTTTTGAGGGTTACTCAAAAGGTTTAATTGACATCACTAAAATTAATGAACAAAAATAATAACATTCAAATGTTTCTTTGGTCATCTTTATTTATTATGGCTTTGAGATCTGTTTATTTATATAATGATTTTTTTACTGGAACATATTTGACAATATTAGGATTGTCAGTTTTTTATAATACACAAAATAATGATTGATATTGATGAAATAATCCAAAGTTCGATTGATCCAAATGTTTGGAAAAATTTGCATCCATACAAAAAAATTAAAATACTTGAGTTGTTACAAAACATTAAAGACATCATACATTCGCCACGCTTTTCGTAGATTTTTGTTGTTTTGTTTTTATATCAGGCGAATGGGAAAAACCGATTATTAAGTTAGTCGGTTTTTTTTGTTATATTCAGGCGGTGAATCAAAACCACTTAGGTTGTTATGCCGAATATCTTTTTGTGGCCTATGCAATAGGTAACGGATTTAATGTTTCAATGCCGTCACTAGATGCGTCTCATTATGATTGCATTTTGGAAAAAAATAAAAAACTATTTAAAATTCAAGTTAAATTTGTTGGTAGTAACCGCAAAAAAAGTAAATACCATAAATACAGTAGGCAAATAGTTTTACGGCGTGGATATTTACATTATGAAATTGAGGATGTTGATTTCTTTGCAATCTACAAACAAGATGAAAATGGTTTTTATATAATAAAAAATACCAAGCAAAAATCTTTAAGGTTAAGACCAAATGGAAAATATAAAAATAATTTTAATAACTTTGCAATGATTTCATAAATGGATTTTTCTTAATTCTCTGAAGTGCCGTTAGTTAAAACCTAGTGGCACTTTTTTTTTATCTTTACATAAAATATATATTATGAAAATTAAGCTAAAAACGTCAATCATCAAAGATGGTTCAAGATTTGAAAAAGGTGATATTATAGAAGTTAATGAAAGTTTACACCAACAATTTATTCAAAAGGGTTGGGGTGAATCTATTGACAAAAAAGAAGCCAAACCAAAAAAAGAAACTAAAGAGATGAAAGCTAAAAACAAAGAAACAAAAAATGAGGCAAGTTAAAATCAATTCAACTACTGGATCAGAAATTGTAACAACATCCGAGTTAAAAACATTTGCTAAAATAGATTCAACATCTGATGATGCTTTAATTGCAAAACAAATAACTCAAGCTAGAATTTGGTGTGAAAATTATATATCAAGAGACATTGTTGCAAAAAACAGATCTTATTATCTTGACAAAACAAATGGGATCTTTGATTTGCCTTTTGGCCCAGTTGCATCAATATCATCAATTCATGCTGATGGTGTTGCCGTAACTCATACAAATATTGGTTTAGACAAAGAAACAATTGAGCTGGACAATGGTTTTGCTGAAAAAGTAACCGTTGTTTATGTAACAGCTGGGTTGGATAATGCTCTATTGCAACAAGCAATAAAACAGCTAGCAACCACATTTTATGAAAATAGAATTGATTTTATAACAGGATCAATAACAAGTGAGATTCCAACAGATACAAGAGACATTTTAAATTCATTTAAATCAATGTTTATTTAATGAATCCTGGGAAATTAAATACAAGGATTATTATAAAGCAATTAACAAAGACCGCTGACGGCTTTGGGGGTTACCAGGATGGCTCATCTCAATTCACTGAGATATGGGCTAATTATAAAGAATTAAGAGGCCCTAGATCAAGCGAAAATGGGCAAAGGCAAACAGAAACATTTGTCCAATTAATTTGTAGAACTGACACAATAAAAGCAATCAATGCTGG